CCTATCCGACAGCCGAAGCCTGTCGTGAAGTCTACGATTGAGGAGGTACAGCCTCAGATCGGTCGCGAAGAAACTGAATTGAATTACGTCATCATGGCTTTCATTGCTGGCGTTGTTATACTCGCCGTCTCTGATACCATCAGGGCGTAAATGTGTGTATTTAATCTACCGTGGGGTTTTCATCCCTCATAGTAAATTTAATAACCGAAATTGGAAACGAGCGCAGTACCCCCAAAATCATCTGGATTGTTCGGGCTCGGGTTATTTGTATATATACCAATCAATTTTCCATTTCTGGATGATATGAGTTCTACATGTATATCATATGAATACTGACGATCGGCCGATGGATTATCTGGTTTTAGTATGATACCCTTGGTACCGACAATCACATTCGTGTCCCATGGAGATTGATTATTTCCACCGAATAAGTTTTTCGTACCCACTGTGATGACTTCATCTTGAGCGGATGTAGACTCATCATGTGTACCACCTTGAACCTCGAGAATGAGTGTACTCATGTCACGATACGTTACTAGACCACCCGGTTCCGTTTGACCATCTATCACCCTTAAAATCGATACGATTTTCGCGTAGAATGACCCATTTCCAAATTGTAGTTGAATATCCTTGGACGCACCATCACTACGTATGATTGTACGCGAATATTTCTTACACGCCACTTGATTGGATCCAGATATAAACCCACCACCTACCTGAAGCGCCGTGTTCGCCGTTTCACCACCCAAATCTACTGCCACTTGGTTACCCAAATCGATCTTACCGTCGATACTGAGGTCTCCCGTGACTTCAAGGTTACTGTTGATGATCATTTCGTAGGATACTGGATTAATATACACATTACCGGAAACGTCGCATAGAATATTGGATGTCCCACCAGTTGTCTTAATTTCTATGATGGCATTACTCGTCGTGGAACTCTCCACTCGTGAAACACCGTTATATACATGGAATTTTGTGGCAGGTGCGGATGTACCCACACCTACATTACTCGTATGAATCACATGGAGACCATCCGCTTCGGTAGCGTTGTTCATTCCACCCAAAGTGATACCGTGAATCGTTCCAGATTGACTATATCCCCTCACATAGCCACCGTATGTGTCATTTGTGTTTAGGATAATACCAGTCTTCGTATTCGTACCGGGACTTTGGAGTTTGAGCATATCTACATCTGTAGTTACACTCGAATACACATGAATATTAGCAGTCGGTGTAGTAGTTCCTATACCAAACAGACCATCTTTTGTAAAGCGTGCATATTCCGAACCACTTTGACGAAAGACGAGACTAGACGCTAAACTATCTATAATACCGATACCACCAGACGCCGCCGTTGAGAAGATATCCATCACACCGGTACTAATTTTAGACCCCTCCGCGAATGAGAAACCACCTTCGACATAAAGACGGGAGTTACCACCGGGGTCTGTACTAGTTCCTATGAGTACACGGTCTTTGTTTACAGTCAAAAGTGCACCAGCACCTGGTGCATTTTCAACGAGAGTATCGATTTCTGTTTCGTCCAGACCTGTACTGTCATAGGTTTGGAATATATGAACTGGTGCGATAGAACGAATTCGATCGGGACCTGTAACACTTGAAAGTTCACCCTCGTTACCCTTGAAGATTAGGAGTTCGGATTTACCATCACTATTATATAATCTTTCCAACATGAAAGTATTATTAGTTTGATCTGTATCGACACCACCGAATGTGAGTTGGTTTCCTATGATAACATTTCCACTTACTTCAAGTTTAGCCCGAGGGGTGTCTGTACCTATACCCACGTGACGAGTTAAACCGTGTATATACACAGCTGTAGTCGCAACGTTGGAAACGGCATCAACGTTCGAAGTGATCCTATAATCACCCGTGGTACCTGTTATACCCGTCGACCACCCTCTGGGGTCATTATCACCATCTGTCTGGATAAAAGAAATAAACGCATTCCCGATGAGTGTATCCGTCTGTGCAGCCATGATCGCATCTCCCGCACCACTTTCACCATGATTATGTATCATGAGACTGTTCTCCCTTGCATTTCCTATACCGGAACTCACAACTTCTAAAAATGCTTCGGGTTGAGTCGAACCTATACCAACTCTACCGTCAGCCTGAAGTGTCATTACATCCGTTTCACTCGCATACGTATCATCCGCGAGGTATATATCGAGTTTTGTTTTTGACGTGGCTCCCGAAAATTGATACTTACCCAATTTGAACGCTGCTCTTACCCCTTTACTACCCGTGGCAGTACGTGACATCTCAAGTACGGGTTTGTCATCCGTTACACTCGTGATACCTTGTGTATTCGTGACGACGAGGGGTGTGAGTAAATGATTAACACCATCATTGATTGAAGTATTGATAAATGCTGTTCCACCAGATGTGTGGAGTCGTCCTTGGGGTGTCGTCGTACCGATACCTACATTACTCGATTCTAAGATGGTCATCTTTGCAGGACCCATCGTACCCGTTGTACTCGCATAAAAGTTAACCCCCTTCCCAGTCCCAACACGACTTTCAATCTTTGTTTGGTTTCCAGTCACATCCGAAAAGGTTTTCATATAATTCGTATCGGTACCCATAGTAAATGCGTTACTCCCGATGACACGAACCGTCCCACCCACGGTAAGTTTATCTGTGGGTGATGTATTCGAGATACCCACATTACCATCGGAAGATATACGCATCCGCTCTGTATTTTTTGTCACGAATTTGATTAACTGATGACTCGGGGAAAGGCGTGCACCAAATATATCTATCCGTGATATATTCGCGAGTAGAGGACCAGCTCGAATTGTCACTGCATTGGATACTGTATCTGGACCACCCGTATCACCGTGGATAAGAACGTTCGCGACGGATGTGATACCCGAATCACCCTCAACCTCAATGAAATCTTGGACCCGAATAGACTCCGTGATCAATCGAGAGGTCACAGTATTTCCGAGTACCGTGACTGCATTGGCACCCACCGCATCAAAGAATATTTTGTTACCGATGGACAGCGTGTGTTGCGGTGCGGTATTCGCAATCCCAGAAGTAAGATCACCGGTCGTACGGATACCATGGGATTTGATTTGAGAATTGACAATCACTGGGATCGCTGCATCTGCATCCATGGTAATGAGATTCCCAACGGTGAGTCCCTTCTCCCCGACACGCAGACCCTCGAAAAATCCGTACCCATTCGCATACAAAACGTTGGATTCACCCGCCGTGTCGTCAATATACAGATTTGACCCGACGGAAAGTGAATAAGTAGGTGCAGTATTCGCTATTCCCACATTATTTTGGGTATAGAATTCTCCAAACACGTGGAGGTTTGTTGTATTTGAAGTGTCTAAATTGAATGTTTGATTTTCGGGACCACCAAATGTTCTCGTGAGTTTGAACGTGTCATCATTTTGTGTGTACCCGAGGAAGATATTAGAAGCACCCTGTTCATCTACCATGAGTATTCCCGTATCATATGACCCATTGTTACCAGTTCCCATTTGAATAACGGCATTTGAGACGACGAGGTTATTCACACTCGTGTAACTGGGAATTTCCGTGATGGCCAAGTTACCACTAATATCTACATCACCAAAAATTTGTAAAATCCCATCTCGAATCACGACATTACCATTTTCGAAAATGGCCACGTTGGAACCTTCGGGTGCTTCCGTACCAACTATGAGCTGTCGTCCAACCGTGACATTCGTGGAATATGTATTTCCCGTGATATTCAAAACATTAGAAGCCTCGCTATCAACCAGAAAGGTAGTATCGGTCGTTTTGATCGTTTTTGTGGCGAATAGGTTGGTGGTGGCCATGTTACCATTTACGATAACCAGATTTTCTCTCGTGGTATTTATAGAAAAAGCATCGACACCGACTTGGAATTCATTTAGGAGTTGTCCACTCGCAACACCGATACCAATCTGTGTGGCTGTCATACGATTGACATTCGTTGTTCCAGTGAACTGTACAGTCTCGGCGTCTGCCAAGAGTTGACCTGTAATGGTTAAATTTGATACTGTAATTTCATCCGCTGTGATCTCACCTGCATCGATACTCGCAAGACCGGACAGGACATCACTCTCTCTGGGTGTAGCGTCTAGACTGGTTACAAAAATCTGACCAGCTTTCACAAGCTTACCCATTTATACATTAGTTACCGAATAAAATTCCAGCTAAACCATCCTTGATTCTTAATACGTTATAATTGACCGCGTAGACAAAGAGGGGTTGATTCGATGGTCTCAGTTCCCCCTTTTCGACACCACGGAGTACGAGTTTAGCATTATCCAGTCTACTAAAATTACATGAACCCGATGGATTGTAATCGGATGCATTGAGACAGAAATGATAGGCGAAGTATCTCGTATAAACACCTGTGTGACTATCGACATCAAATTCGGTTTGTCCATAATTTGATTTATAATAATTTTGTACTGTGTGAAAATATAAAGGGGTCATATTTTCGAGAAGTGGTGTACCGTTGATGTATATATCGGCATTTAGAAAGGAGAATCGATCACCCGCAAAATTTGGACTGGATGTACCATATCCAAAAAAGAGTGACTTCACAGGATGATTAAATAGAGAAATGTCAAGAGTATTGTATCCACCCGAATCAATTGCATTGTTCGTAACACTGTTGAGAGGAAATTCAACTCTCTGTGTCTGTGTGATGACAAAGTCTAACTGACGTTTCACGAGGGACTCTCGCTCTTCTTTATCCAAAAATATATAGTTCCCGTATACGTTTGCCTTCTTCTCAATATCTGGAATAACACTGATGACAGCTTCATCAAAATTAATTTTAATCTCTACTTGGTGACTTTGTAAAGCCACGAGAGGTAAAAATGCTTTGTGATCACAGAAAAAGAAGTGTAAAGGTACGAATGTTTGGTTCGAGGTTGATGCCTTGTTATTGAGTTCCTGGGACTTATTGTACGTGTCTGCCATGTAATTGGGCCAGATTTCACTGTAATAATCATAATGTTGTGAATCAACTTTTTGACCACCTATAAAGAGATCGATGGTTGAATTGTGGAACAAATTGGAGGCTATATTCGCATTACTCGTGGAACTCGCTTCAAACCAAATTCCATTGATAATATCTCCCAAAACTGGAATAGTTATGGAAGTATCATTTCCATCGATCGTCTTGATAAACTTGGGAGCTTGAGAAAAGTTCGTGTGTCGAGTAAATTTCATACGGAAGAATGAATGTCCTTCATCACTCGATAGATATAGATCTTGAACACCTTTAGAAACGAGTTGTATTAATGCACCAGACATTTAATAGATGTTCAGATTATAAAAACAAACACTTTCCCTGAGGGAATTCACTCTTCTTCTCCTCTATAAATTTACCTTGAATCTTAAAACCACCTTGGCGGTACACTTTCATTCGTTTGTAATACATAGCAGTGAAGATCGACCATGGATCGTGGATATCATAGATGTGTGGGTTATTCTGTTTTCCTTTCGTCTCTCTCATGATTCTTCCAATACTTTGAGTGATATCAGACTTAGGACTCGCCAAAATGACTGTATCAAGGGTTGGGATATCGAGACCCTCGTGGGCTTGACTGAACGTTGCAAAGATGATTTTCTTTTTTGAGGACTCTTGAAGGGCAGCCTCTTTCATACCACCCATATACAGTCCAGATGTCTTGGGAAAACATTGATGAAGGAACTCACAGTGTTGTCGGCGGTCACTGAGGACCAACAATTGCCTCGTCCCAGCGGACGCTTTCTTGACAAGTTCCACCAACATCTTGTTTCTCTGGCGGTCCTCGACAACTTCGGTGATCATATTGGGCATGGAAATTTTACCATTCCGCATCGAGGGTGGTGGGTTCCTATAATTTGGTGACTCGAATGGTATTTGAAATACTTCAACTTGTTCCTGATTCTTTCTCTCAACTGCGAAGAAGGTTGGACCCATAAACCAATGAAGAACCTTTGTGAGACCATCTTTCCTCTCGGGGGTTGCTGAGAGACCGAAGATGTGCCGAGGACACATTTTGAAAAGACTCTGACTGAACACCTTCGCGCAAATATGATGGGCCTCATCCACGATGAGTGTTCCTACCGAGTCAAAGTCTGAGAATGAATACTCCTTCAGGGACAAAGATTGGAGCATTGCGATGACAAAGTCACATTCGACTTCCTTTTTATTCTGTTGGACAACACCAATCGTGGCACCCGGGCAGAACTGTTGGATACGCTCCCTCCACTGGTCCGCAAGAAACTGTTTGTGTACGACAATCATGGTTCTGTACCCCAATTTACACGCTATGGCCAGGGATACCGTCGTTTTGCCATAGCCACATGGTAAAGAAAGGACACCGTGCCCTGCTTTAATTGCTGCTGCGAGGGCTTCATTTTGGTGTGTGGCGTCTCGGAGTTGTCCCACAAATTTGGTTTTGATACGAGAAGGTTCGGGTCGTTTATCTTCCCGAGGCTCCCCAAGCTTAGTAGTTCCATAGAATCTTGGAATGCAGACTCCAGTCTTAGTTGGTCTGAAAACTTTGAAAGGTGGTGGAGGAAATCCATAGTCCCCATTGACCACAGGTCTTACCGTTAATTCTTTTTTAATTTCTTGGATTGGTCCCTCACTTACCAAGAACCCCGTCCGTGTAAGGGTTGTCATGCTCTACTTATTTAAAGGGTACAAACTTTAAATAACTACAAAAGATGCCTATCGTCGACGTTGAAGAGAATATTAATAAGCTTCGCATGAACATTGAGAAAATGACCCAAGAGGTTTTCCGTATGCAAGGGATGCTCCAAACCTTCGAGGGGTTCAAGAAGGGTGGTCTCAAACAAATCGACCTCCCTCAGGATCCAACGGAACAGGTAGAGAGTATCCAAGAGAAACCCGAATAAGCGCCGACATTCCAAATACCCTTGAAATTGATTTCAATTTCCGCTTCATCCTCCTTTATAAGAGACTGTAGAGGTCGTCCTTTGACTTCAC